AGAGACCGCCAAGGAGGTGAACGCCTTCTTGGACGAAGAGGCCAAGGCCAGAGTCGCCTGGCGCAGGAAACAGCAAGAAGTCCAGCGGCGTGGGGACATGATGTACATCGACGCCATCAACGAGTACAGGATTCTGGCCGACATCAAGTCCCAGAAGGACAAAGCGTTTAAACAAATAGAGAAAGAGTTTGGGCGTAGAGCAATACAGGAAGTCAACGATCTAGAGGTGAGACTGCGACGGGAACGCAAAGAGTTACAAAAAGAGTATGACTCAGATCGTAAGGCGAGTAGGAATGAGTGGCTAGTCATCATCTTGATGGCAGCCATGATTTACGGGATTCTTAAAGCGACAAAGGTGTGGTGATGTTTGCAGACAAAGACCTAAAGAAAGCCAAGATTGACATAGCCGCAGAGTTAAATCGACTTGAGGCTAACCAAACCGCCAAAGAGGTTGCCGGTAAGTCCATCGGCAGATACGGTCTTGCCTATATTACTGTGATTGTGATTATCGGGGTTGGCGCAAGCCTTTACCTTGAAGAGTCCAAAATGGCTGCGGTCATGGGACTTTTAGGTGCCTCCCTTACGGCGCTGATCTCCATGATGAACGGGATCGCCGGGGCAACGCCTAAACAGGATAAGCCAGAGTTTGACATTATGAAGCAGCTCATTGAGCGGCTAGACCGGATGGCTGACCGAGACCCAATGACGGTTGATGTGGACGGGGAAAAGGTTACTGTCCGCAAGGGCGATAACGAAGTTAAGACAGCGAGGAAAGCATGATTACCTTACTTTCAACCCTGATTTCTTTCCTGATGGGCGGTCTGCCCAAGATCCTAGACTTCTTCCAAGATAAGTCTGACAAGAACCATGAGCTGGCGTTGGCCAGTATGCAGACCGAGCGGGAGCTAAAGATGCTGGCCGCAGGCTTTGCCGCACAGGCCCGAGTTGAGGAAATCCGGACTGACCAGATTGCCATGCAGACGGCAGTTCAAGAACGCCAGGCCCTGTACGCCCACGACATCGAGATTGGCAAGGGAGCATCTCAGTGGGTGATCAATATGCGGGCTAGTGTCCGGCCAGTCATTACCTACGGTATGTTCTCCATGCTTCTCTTTGTGAACATCTTTGGATTCTTCTACGCATGGAAGACCGGGGTGCCGTTTGATCAGGCCATGCAGATCCTGTGGGATGAGGACTCAGCCATCATCTTTTCATCCGTGATTGCGTTTTGGTTCGGAAGCCAGTCGTTTAAAAAATGAAAGTAGACGAGCGTGTCATTGAAATGGTCAAACATCACGAAGGGGTCAGAGTTCGTCCCTATCGTTGCCCTGCTTTGCTTTGGACTGTGGGCGTTGGTCATGTCATTGATGCTCGGCACATAGGGGTCAAACTTGAGGAACGCAAGAACCTACCAATACCAGACGGCTGGGATCGCTCCCTCAGTATGGATGAGGTCAATCAGATTCTGTCTCAGGATCTGGCAAGGTTTGAAACAGGGGTACTGCGACTATGTCCTAATGGCCTTACTCCTGGTCGCTTTGGCGCACTCGTCAGCTTCGCTTTTAACGCTGGTCTGGGGAACCTCCAGCGGTCTTCCATTCGTATGAAACATAACCGGGGGGAGTATGAAGAAGCGGCAGAGGCTTTTATGATGTGGACTAAGGCCGCAGGGAAAGAGCTTCCGGGGCTGGTAAAGCGTCGTAAGGACGAGCGAAACCTTTATTTGAGCTGATCATGCCACTGAAAAAGATACTGTTTAAACCAGGCGTTAACCGTGAGAACACTCGATACACAACCGAGGGTGGGTGGTATGAGTGCGACAAGGTTCGGTTCCGTCAGGGCAGCCCTGAAAAGATCGGTGGCTGGCAGCAGATCTCAGCGAACCGGTTTCTGGGCATCTGCCGATCACTCTTTAACTGGGTGACTTTGGGGTTTGCCAATCTGATCGCAGTAGGTACTAACCTTAAGTACTACATTGAGCAGGGCGGCCAGTATAACGATATCACCCCAATCCGGGCTACGACTGCTGCCGGGGATGTGACCTTTGCAGCTTCTAACGGATCGTCAACCATCACGGTTAGCGACACCGGACACGGAGCATTAACTGGGGACTTTGTTACTTTCTCAGGCGCAGTTAGCCTTGGCGGCAACATTACCGCCGCAGTGTTAAATCAGAACTACCAGATTGCCAACATTGTTACTGCAAACAGTTACACCATAACAGCCAAAAATCCTACAACCGGAGCAGCTGTAACGGCTAACGCATCAGACTCTGGTAACGGAGGTGGTGCAACGGTTGGCGCTTATGAGATTCATGTAGGAAACGCCATTCAGGTTCCATTGTCAGGATGGGGTGCTGGCCCTTGGGGTGCTGGCCCTTGGAGTATTGGAGCATCAACAAACGCTTCGTTAAGACTTTGGACTCAGGCTAACTTTGGTGAAGATCTTTTGTTTGCCTATCGCGGTGGGGCTATTTATTACTGGGATTCATCGGGAGGCGTGGTCAATAACCGTGGCGTAGCGTTAACCAGCAAAGTAGGCGCATCCGATGTGCCAACGATTGTTAATAAAGTGTTCGTGTCAGACATCTACAGATTCTGTATGGCGTTTGGCTGTAACGACATAGGGGTTGCCGGGATCGACCCGATGCTAATCCGCTGGTCAGATCAGGAGTCAGCGGTTAACTGGACACCCAGTGCAACCAACCAGGCCGGAAGCCTGCGCCTGTCGTCAGGCTCAGAAATTATTGCGGTCATCCAGTCCCGCCAAGAGATTATTGTCTTTACAAACTCAGCCGTTTACTCACTGCAGTACCTCGGCCCATCAGCAGGCGTCTGGGGAGCTACGCTTCTGGCAGACAATATATCCATTGAAAGCCCGAACTCAGTGGTCTTTGCCTCTGGTGTTGTTTACTGGATGGGTATTGATAAGTTCTACTTCTACGATGGTCGAGTCCAGACCCTGCCGTGTGACCTACGCCGGTATATCTTTAATGACATCAACCAGCTTCAAGCCGAGCAGATCTTTGCTGGAACTAACGAAGGGTTTACCGAGGTCTGGTGGTTCTATCCCAGCTTTGGATCAAACTCAATTGATCGTTATGTCATTTATAACTACCTTGAAAAGGCTTGGTATTACGGCACGATGGCTAGAACGGCTTGGCTAGATAGCGGGTTGCAGAGCTATCCCCTTGCTGCAACCTATACCTACAACATTGTTCAGCACGAGAACGGTACGAATAACAACGAGACCGGCACTCCGACAGCTATAACTGCCTACATTGGATCATCAGAGTTTGATATTGACGATGGCCATAACTTTGGCTTTATCTGGAGGATGCTGCCGGATATCACCTTTGACGGATCAAGTGCGGCAAATCCGCAGGCCAATTTCAAGCTGATCCCAATGAAGGGTTCTGGAGCAGGATTTACTACCCCAGCCTCAGAGGGCGGGTCTAACGAAGCCCCTGTAGTGCGTACCGCTACAGTCCCCATCGAGGCGTTTACCAACATCATCTATACCCGGGTTCGGGCCAGACAGCTAATCTTCCGGGTGGAGTCTGACGGTTTAAACACGACTTGGCAGCTAGGTGCGCCGCGTATCGACATCAGGCCGGATGGGCGTAGATGACAATCGTTAAAAGGTACGGGCCTCCAACCCTACCTCTGCCCCCAGTTGATTATGCTCAGACCTACGGTAACGAGCTGATCAAGGTTCTCCGGATCTTTTTCAACGACAACGACTCGACCGTTAACGCCATCCTGGCCCTGCTTAACGCCGGAGGATATTTCCCAAGCATAACTGCGGGAACGGTCACAGCCGGGGATTTTGTAGGTGGCGACTTTACCGGGGATAACATCACAGTTACCAATGCCAACTTCCCGGTTCTAAACAGCCCAGGCATCCAAGGCGGGAACGCAGTCTTTAACAACATGACCGCTTCCGCTGCCAACGCATCCCTGTTTACGGGGTCAGGCAGGCAAATCAACTTCCCACACGGGGCGTTTTCCGACAATCAGGATCAGTTTGTATTTGCCACAGATACCGCATATCCGATCCGGTTCGATACAACCGACTTTAGCTACGGAGTATCAATCTCATCCCGCACTGCATCATTTACAGCGACCATTGATGATGGAACTCCACCCGGTGCTGGAACAGTAATGACGGTGTCCGCAGTATCTTCTGGGTCGTTGATACCGGGGATGCTGGTGACCGGGGGAAGCACTTCGGCCAATACCTACATCGTCAAGCAGCTCACAGGGACTACAGGCAGCACAGGGACTTATCAGGTCAGCGTATCGCAGGAAAGAGCGTCAGCCTCTCTAACGGGAGCAATCCAGTCCAAGATTGCCTTTACCTATCCCGGTATCTACAACATCCAGTTCAGTATCCAATTTGCCAACCCAGACCCATCTATTTCAACGGTAGATGTCTGGGGTTCTTTGGGTGGGACTTATATCCCCGCGACCAATACCCGGTTTGATGTCATATCCAGTCACGGCGGTCTTGATGGCCATATCTGTGCTGCTTTGAATCTTTTTATTTCCGTGGACGATGTCAACGCAGACTTCTTTGAGCTGTTCTGGTGGTCAAACGATGTCGATACCTACATGGAATACAAACCGGCAGGGACTGCTCCTACCAGGCCGACTACCCCGTCCATCATCTTGACGGCATCGTTTGTGTCAGCCCCAGTACCGGCTAAGACGCAAGTCGTACCAATCGGGCTTTTAGGCTCTGGCAAGATTGGTACTCCAGTGGTTAACATTACTAACAACACTGCTTGACGCTAATATGGCCCAGATATATAATCCCGACCAACCTATAGGGTTAATTATCCGGCCCACCCTAGCCGTGCTGGCAGTACCCATTTGTACTCAAGGATAAGGCATGGCTTACAACGCATCGTTGGCTAACTTCATGGAATCGCAAGGTGTCCCCTATAGCGATGGGATTACTGCGCTTGCGCCTGTAGTATTCGGTAATCAAGGACAGTTCACGGCAAGCGATATAAGTAACTTTATCGCTCAGAATATTAACAATCCACAAGCCATAGCTCAGGCCGCGCAGCAGCATGGCGTTTCAGCCCAAGACATTCAAAAGGCTGCTGGATACACGCCAACTCAACAAGCTGAATATCTTGGCGGAGCAGGAATAGCATCGTTACAACCTTTAACGGTTGAACAACTTTATCAAGATGTATTAGGAAGAAAATCTGACACGGGTGGCGCAGAATTTTGGACTCAAAAGTTTGGCACCACGATTGATCCTAATGAAATCGCTGAGTTTAGATCAGCAGCCGCTCCGGAATTAGTTCAGAACGCTTATAAAACAGTTCTTGGTCGAGCCGCAGAAGATGCTGGGTCTAACTATTTCACTCAGCAATTACAGTCCGGATCTTTAGCATCTGACAAGCTTGCAGATGCGCTTGCTTACGGCGCACAAGGTTTGGATCGACTTGCTGCACAAAAATATCTAGGAAAAGATATTTATGCCCCAAGTGATTTTCTTACCAAAACTTCGGGTCTGAGTTATCAAGACGTCGTTGACTACATCAATGCAAACGTTCAAGACCCGGTAAAAATTGCACAAGCTGCAGCTCAGTTTAAAGTTACTCCTGCAGACATTCTTGCCGCCAAACAAGCAGTTGGCGGTCAGCATATTCCAACAATAAAAGAAATTGAAGATTATCTTGCTCAGGGCAAAGCAGGTCTTGGTACACGAATTCAAGACATCATTACGTCAACTATTGGCGATGCTGACCTGATAAAAACAATTGAAGGTGCATTACCAACTTCAGCATCAAGAGTTGCTAGCTTTACACCAGAGTCTTTTGCAACAACAAGACTTGAGGATATAGAACGCCTAATAGCAGAATCACCAACCAATAAGTTACAAGAAGCTGGTCGTATTAGGGGTCTTGCTGAAAACGTATTTGGCATGACAGCAGATCAGGCTAGAAAGCTGGCTAGCGATCTTTACACAGGTAAAGATACAGATGATTTTGCTGAGGGTGTTTATAAAGATCTTTTGACAAAAGGTTTTACCAAAGATGTTCAAAATCAAGTTTTTTTAAACGCCGCAAAAACAACGCCAAATTCAAAGTTTTTTAAAGACAATCCAGATGCGTTGTTAGCTTACAGCCCTCTTACAGAAAAAACTGGTCAAACTGGCGTATACGGATACCTGAACAACGCCCCAATACTTAATGCAAATTTTGCAGATCAGAAACTTGGAGAAAAAAATCAAGTTGTTCCACACCTTGGAAGCGACCCTAATAAGTTTGGATGGACAACAAACAGCAAGTACACCGAAACAATCATGCGAGGCCCGGCAATATTTGGGCTAGAGTTTAATAATCGCAATGATGTTGAGAAAGCTGTTGCTATTGAGAATGGCATAAGAAATGGCACTATTTTTTACGATGGTGAATCAGGTCAATATTACGACAGAGAAGGAAAAATAGTAGATGCTCCAACTTCTGACAATGAGCGTAGGGGTTATTCACCACAAGTAACAAATACCTTATCTAAACTTCAAGATGCAGCTCAAAAAGCTGGTCTTAATCCATCAATTTATAAATCGGTGGGTGCCTTGTATGACGCCCTTGAAGATAAGACCAAGAATATCTATCAGGTTGTTGGTCGAGCAATTGACTGGGATCCAACAGCAGCTAAGAATCTTGGTATCACACAGACCTCTGGTGGCAGAGGTGGCGTAAACCAAGCAAACGTGTTGTATGAAAAAGTTGGCGATAAGTTAGTCCCTCTTACTGCCAAAGCATTTGAGTTCCATGATCCAAATACCAGCAAAGGATTTTTTGGAGATATATTTCAAGGTATTGCAAGCATTCCTTTTGTTGCTGAGCTTGCTTTACTTAATCCAACAACAGCTCCTTTTTATCCAGTAATTAAAGGTGCGCAGACAGTAGCCTTGGGTGGTGATTTAGGCGACGCAATTAAAGCAGGCGGACTAGCTTACTTAACCACCAATGTCATACCTAAGTATGTCACCCCACAAGTATCTCTTGCTCTTGCACAAAATCCTTTGGTTTCAGAACTAGCGTTAGCTGGCGGTGACAAATTTGCTAACTTTATTATTGATGGTGGAACAAGGGCAATTGTATCTTCCGGCCTTGCAGCAATCACCGGACAGGATCCTGATAAGGCAGCAGTAAATGCGTTGGTTTCATCTGGAATAGGAAGCCTAACTAAAGAAGGTTTACAACTAACAAACATTCCAAATGAATACCGATCAATTGTGGCAAACATTTTGTCAAGCGCAGTTTTGGGCCAAGATCCAACCAAATCAATAACTGGTGCAGCAACCAAGATTTTGAAAGAAGAACTTAAAGATTTTGGCAAAGAAACAGTTAAGAGCGATCAGGGTAGCAACCGAACTAAAGAGACCAAGATTTAAGGATAAGTTATGGCCAACTACGATTTTGACTTAGAAGATTTCTTTAGCTTCGGTGATTCAGGAGGTGGTTTTGACCTTGGCGAGGCATTGAGCTTTGGAGATGTTCTTGGTTCAGGCGGAGGGTTTGACCTCAGCGAGGCGTTAAATTTTGGCGACGTACTTGGCACATACGGTGGTGGATTTGACCTTGCCGAGGCATTTAACTTTGGGGATCTAAGTTCAATTGTTGGGGACGATAGAAATTTTAATTTTCCTGTTTTCAATCCAATTGACAATTTAGAAATAGAAGGGTTTGGTGATATAGCCGATATCGTGGGCCAAGGCGCTGCCGGTATCCCCGGTATTGAAGGATTTGGCGACATAGCCGACATCGTAGGCCAAGGTGCCGCAGGTATTCAGGGCATAGAAGGGTTTGGCGATATTGCTGACATTGTTGGACAGGGCGCAGCCGGTATCCAAGGGATTGAGGGCTTTGGAGATGTAGCAGATATCGTTGGACAAGGCGCAGCTGGTATTCCCGGAATTGAAGGTTTTGGGGATGTTGCAGATATTGTCGGGCAAGGCGCTACAGGAATTACAGGTATCGAAGGATTTGGTGCGGCAGCTGACGAAGTAGGTCGCGGTGCTACTGGCATAACTGGAATTGAAGGATTTGGTGAAGCCGCAGACGAGGTTGGTCAAGGCTCTAACTTGGGTGTTGATCCTTATGAAGTTGATGGTAGGCAAGGCAGTCGCACCGAAGACACAGCATTACAAAGCCTTGGTGTTGAAACAGATCCGTATGGAATAGATGGTTTGCAGGGAAGTCGTACTGAAGAAACAGCGTTAACAGGTGCAACCCCGGGCGGAAAAGAAGTTATTAAGACTGATGACAAAAAAACCACAACCACTGACGATAAGAAAACCACACCCACTACCGACAAAGATAAATCAATCATTGACCGTATCTTTGGAACAACTGGAAAAGACAGCGCTTTGCTTATGGCCCTCCTTGGGGGACTCTTAGGTCTTCTTGGTCGTAAAGGTGCGCCTCAACTGCCAGTTGGTTATCAGGGTGGCATCCCCAAGTACACCGCTACCCGGGTTCCAGGCCGTGGAGTTCAGTACACCCGTGCTGCTGGCGGTGGCCTGATGGATCTAGCCGGTGGTGGTACAGCCCGGTATCTGCGTGGCGGCACCGATGGCATGGCTGACAAGATCAAGACCTCTATCGACGGCAAACAGCCCGCCCGGCTCAGTCATGGCGAGTTCGTGATCCCTGCCGATGTCGTATCCCACTTGGGTAACGGTAACTCCGATGCAGGCGCAGATGTGTTATATGAAATGATGTCTAAAGTTCGTAAAGCTCGCACAGGTACACCCAAGCAGGGCAAGCAAATTAACCCCCGGCAATACACCCCGGCGTAAGGAAGAATCATGGCAACAGGAATGGAAACTACAGCAGGCACCGAATCAAGCCTATCGACATGGGCGGGGCCGTATGTAACCGATATGTTAGGCCGGGCTGAGGCTTTATCTCAGTTACCGTTTCAATCTTACGATCCAACAAAACTCACAGCTGGCCCATCTGCGCTACAGACCCAAGCCTTCCAAGGCATCGGTGGGCTGACCGTACCCCAGAACCTACAGACCGCTGGGCAACAGGCGCAACAGACTTATGGTGCGTCACAGCAATATATGCCCACGGTCGGCACGGTTCAGTCTTACATGAACCCGTACCTAGAGGCAGTCTTAGAACCCCAGCGCCGGGAGGCTACCCGCCAGGCTGATATCGCCCGTCAGCAGATGCAGGGCCGTATGGCTCAAGCAGGGGCTTATGGCGGCTCCCGTCAGGCCATCATGGAGGCAGAGGCCCAACGCAACCTCCAGACCCTCCTGGGCGACATTACTGGCAAGGGATACGCCGGAGCCTATGATGCAGCCCGTGCGCAAAGAGCAGCTGACATTCAATCAGGGCTACAGGGGTTAGGTCAGCAGACCGCCTCTACCCAGGCTTTGACTCAGGTTGGCGCACAGCAACAGGCGGCAGGAATTCAGAACCTCCTGCAACAGTTGACCGCCGGACAGACTCAGCGTGGCATCGAGCAAGAAGGTCTCACAGCGGCCTATAACCAGTTCCTCAGAGAGGAACAGTATCCGCAGCAACGCCTTGAGTTCCAGCGCAATATGCTTGCTGGACTGCCGCTTGCCGCCGCTAGCTTCTACCAACCGGCTCCGAGTGCGTTCCAGTCCGCCGCTGGTGGTGCTGGTACAGCCCTTGAACTTCTCAAAATCCTTGGTCAGATCAAGTAAGGACGAATATGCTTAACCTAGTCCAACTCCAAGAGCGTCTGAAAGATGTGCCGATGCAGGCACTGATGCAGTACGCCAATGGCACTAACCCGCAGGTTCCCCCTTTCTTGGCATTGGGTGAACTTAACCGTCGCAAGAAGATGCAGGAAGGCGCTGCCGCAGAGCAGGCCGCTGAGATGGAGGGTGCGCCGACTGTTAAGCAACAGATCGAGCAGGCCACAGGTCTTATGGCTCTTCAGGGTAACCGTCAGCGTCAGGCTGCCCGTCAGCAGGCTGGAGTACAGGCCGCTATGCCAATGGCCGCACCAAACACTACGACCTCTGAGCCAGCCCAGTTAGCAGGCGGTGGATTCATTGATGACGTCGTGGTTCCACGGGACTATCAGGGTGGTGGCATGGCGATGAACCCGGAGATGATCAAGAAGCTGATGATGCTTAAGGCTATGCAACAACGTAAAGCTGGGGTTGCCGGGCTTCCTGTTAACAAAGACATGTTTAAACGCAGTGATTACGCTGGTGGTGGGATTGTGGCATTTTCTCCGGGCGGCGTAGCAAAGTACAACGGAACGTTTGATTCATTTATTCCGGATGAGTCTGGAAATGCTATTTCTGCTCCTCCATCTGCTCCTGGTTATGCAAGATCAGATCAACTAACTGCGACTAAAGAACAGATTGCTGCAATGAGTCTTGCTGAGCTTCAAAAGTATTACAAGACTGGAGAGATTCCAGAAAGACTTAGATCCGTTTCTCAACCGCCAAGGCAAGTCTCTCCTACCGATCAACCTAGACCGCCTGCTGCACAGGGGTCTGGTAGAGCATCTGAAGACACTTCTAGCGCCGTTAGTGAGTTCTTAAAGATAAAACCCTCTGAAGCTTTGAAAGACATCGCACGTCCAAAAGCAGAAGAATACAAAGCAGAAAGAGAAGGGTTAAACAGACTATTTGGAGTTTCTGCTGATCCTTATGCTGAGCTTAAAAGACGGTATGGGGAAATCGAAGCAGAAGATACAAGAACTCGTGCTGAGCAACCAATGGATCAATTGTCAGCGTTTTTAAGAGGTGTTGCATCTGGGCCTCGTGGTGGTACTTTTGGAACCCAAGGAGCAGCTGGAGCAGCAGTGTCAGCAAAACTTCGTGAAGAGCAAAGAGCATTAAACCGTAAACAAGCTTTGGATATGGCTGGTCTTCGCGCTGCTATTACTGAGAAAGAAGATGCTCGCGCTCGTGGTGATAGAGATGCATTCATTGCAGCTGATGAGAAGATTAAAGACTTCAATAGAAACTTGGTCAAAGATCGTATTGAACTTGAAAGATCTCAGGCTCAAATTGAAAACCAAAGAACACAAGCTCGCGCATCAATGATGCAAGCTGAACAAGTAGGAGCTGGTGCAGAAGGCAGAAGAGCAGTTCTTATTCAGCAGGCTTATCAAAAGAGACTTGATGCAGATCCAAATATCAAGATTCTTGCTTTAAGCACCGATCCAAAAGATAAAGCTAAGCTTGAAGAAATTAAACGCAAAGCATTGGCTGACGCTATTGCTGAAGTGCAAGCAATTCAAAATAGCTTACAAGGTGGTAATTTGACTGGATTACAAGCGCCATCAAATGTAATTAGATATGATGCTCAGGGCAACAGAATTCAGTAAGGCTAATTTATGGCTATTCAAATTCAGCTGTTTGACGGGACAACCCTTGAGTTTCCTGACAATACGCCGCAAGAAGTTATTGACAGGACTGCCAAGAAGTTAACTCTTGAAAGACAACAAAAAGAAGAGCCTGGAATTCTTTCTCAATTACTTGGCGCTCCTAAAGAAATAGCCAAGGGTGCGGTTTCAGGTCTTGTTCAGTCTGTCGGTGGATTGGGTGCTTTACCCTATGCGGCTGCTCGTTACGCTATGCCAGACCTTAAGCCGTTTGAAGAGACCGCTTTTGGTAAAACAATTACCAGTGCTGAAAAAGCTTTGGCCCCGTCTGATGAAGGATACCTTACTCAGGTGGCCGGAGGTCTTGGATCTGTTCTTTCAATTCTTGGCCCACAGGCACTGTTACGTGGCGTTGGAACCGCAGGAAGACTAGCCACTGGTCTAGCTCCCAAGGCTGGGGTTCCTGTAGCCGTTGGTCAGACCACCGGTCTTGGTATAGAAGAAGCACGTCAGCGGGCCGCTATAGAACGAGCAGAAGGTGCTGGCCCGACTCCCGGAGAAGAACTGGCTGCCCTAACTCTTGGCGCACCAATTGGATTGACTGAGCTGCTTCCCATAGAGAGGCTGTTTAAAGGTCTAGATACAGGGCTTAGCGAAGGGTTTAAATACACCATCGCCAATCGAGTTAAACGAGCCTTGCAGCAGGGTGGTATCGAAGGCGCCCAAGAGGTGGCTTCAGGACTGATGCAGGATCTAGCCGCCAAGGGCATTTACAACCCGAATCTCGAAGTTGGTCAGTCTATGTTTGACGAACTGACTGTAGGTGGTGGGGTTGGAGCTATCTCCCAGGCGGGCTTGGACATACTGTTTAAACGTCGTATCCAGGATGCTTACCAGGCTAGCCAGCGTAAGAAGGCTGATGAAGAGATTCGTAAGAAGGCTGACGAACTAATTCAAGCCCAACAAAAACAAATCGCTACTACCAAAGAACAGCTTGGAATCAAAGAAGGCGAGCCTCTTGCCCTGCCTGCCCCTGCCAAGGAGATGGCTGTCGAGGAGGGAGTTGACCCCCTCCAGAACCCGTTGGGGATGTTTAAACCCGATCAGCTGCAGGAGGGTTATCTCCAGGCCGTCAACAAGATGCGGGACGACCAAGGCATGGCGAAGGTCAAGTCTTTGTCTATTGAAGACATTGCTGACGCAGGCGCTCCCCAAGAAGAGATTGATCGACTTATTGCCGGAAGGTTGGCTGAGCAGGGTGTAAATGTCGCAGATGGCCTAGCCCTTAAGCTAACCAATAAAGACATTCTTAATGTTGCAACGCAAAAGAACATAGATACCGACACTGATGGGTTTAGAGATTTTCTGCGTCGCACCACAGGATCAGAAGAGTCCTTATCTCCCATGCAAAGACTGGCTGCTTTTGAGTCTTTATCCAGGATTGAAAAATCAGACGAAAAGCAGATCCTTCCGGAAGGCACTAACGCTACCCGGTTTACACAAGATCAGTATGACAAATCCATCAAAAGTATCAAGGATCTCTTTCCAGAGACCGGCAGGCTTGGAAAAAGTCAGGTCATCCAAGAGATCAAGGATTATTCGGGGTTGGAAAATGATCGTGATGCGCAATCGCTTTTACAGGCGGCTATTCGTAAAGGCGACCTCGCAACCGAATCCACAAGGAATTTCCTCACTCTTGACGAGAAAGGAAAGCAGGTAGGCATAGCCTATCCCAACCGCAAGGCTGCGGAGCGGGCTGCTAAGGCCCGGGGTCTCTCTGTTCAAGAGAGAACTAGTATCGACATTCTTTTGCCTGGGGAGGCAACCCAGTTGCCTGGAGGCCCGGATATCCGCAAGGGAGCTTT